CAGCAACCACTTTTGCAAAAGTCGCTAATGATGACGCTACTATAACAGTTACTAATAATTCTCATGGTGCAGTGCAAAACGATTTTGTTACTTTTTCTGGGGCAGCAGATTTAGGCGGTAACATCACCGCCGCTGTTCTCAATCAAGAATATCAAATAGCCACCGTAACGGACGGTAATACATACACAATAGAAGCTAAAGATACATCTGGTAATACAGTATTAGCTAACTCATCTGACTCAGGAACTGGAGGAGGTAGCGTTGTTTCCACTTATCAAATTAATACTGGATTAGATGTTTTTGTATCTTCTACTGGTTGGGGAGCAAACAGTTGGGGATCTAGCGGTTGGGGTTCTACTACTCCTTTATCATCCTCAAATCAGTTAAGAATTTACACTCACGATAATTATGGAGAAGATTTAATTTTTAATGTTAGAGCAGGCGGTATTTATCGTTGGATAGAAAACAACGGAACGGGAACAAGAGCCACAGAATTATCCGCTGCTGCTGGAGCTAATCAAGTCCCAACAGCGGCTCTTCAAGTATTAACATCTGAGGTTGATAGGCATTTAATAGTTTTAGGCGCGGATCCACTTAACACCAGTAACGTTAGAACGGGGACAGTTGATCCAATGTTAGTTGCGTTTAGTGATCAAGAGAATCCATTAGACTTTGAAACAAAAGCAACTAACTCTGCTGGAGAGTTAAGACTATCATCTGGTTCTTTAATCGTAGGAGCTGTTAAGTCTAGGCAAGAAACAGTTATCTTTACTGATACATCTGTTTACAGTATGCAGTTTATAGGGCCGCCGTTTACTTTCGGTCTTAACTTAATAAACGAATCAACTGGTTTGATAGGTCCCAAAGCAGCCGTGACAGCACCTAACGGTGTGTATTACATGAGTTATGATTCTTTCTATATATACAATGGTAGTGTGCAACAAATACCGTGCACGGTCAGAAACTATGTATTCAGTGACATAAATCAAGCTCAAGCATACAAAATAAACGCATTCACTAACAACAAACACTCTGAAGTTGGTTGGTTCTATCCGTCAGCTAGTTCTACTGAGATAGATAGGTATGTAATTTATAACTATGCAGAAAGCGTTTGGTATTACGGACAACTATCAAGAACTGCTTGGCTAGACTCAAACATAGAAAGTTATCCGCAAGCTGTCTCTGGAGGATATTTATACGAACACGAAAAAGGTTTTGATAACGATGGCTCTGAGATGACAGGCGTATTTATAGAGTCTTCTGATTTTGATATAGGCGACGGCGACAGTTTTGCATTCTTGCGAAGAGTTATACCCGACATAAAATTTTTAGACGATGATGCTAGTTCTAATGTAAACATAGTTACGAAAACAAGAAACTTTCCTGGAGATTCTTTGAGTACAGATAACACTTCTGTTATTACACCATCAACTCAACAAAGCCACCTTAGAGCTAGGGGCAGACAAGCAGTTGTACGCATTTCATCTAACGATGGAGATAGCGGAAATGTTGGCGTTGGTTGGCGTCTTGGAGCAATTAGATACGATATAAGGCCAGACGGTAGAAGATAATGGCTAAACTGCTACCAACCAGACTGCCAGTAGCAACCACTGAAATTAGCGTTGATTTATACAATCGATTAATAAGAATATTGGAGCTTAACCTAGGAGAGTTTGATCCTAGTAATACAGATCAGTTTACTACAGCTCAACGTAACTCCTCTTTATTTAATCCAGGTAGTATTATATGGAATACAACAGTTGATAAATTACAAGTATGGACTGGATTTGGTTGGTATAATATTGATGCACAACCAGAAGAAGAACAAGGTCTAAAAGGCACTGCTTCTGTTGGCGAGGTTTTCGTACAAACCAGTAAAGGTACGCAAGTTTATTTGTAATATGGCAATAACAAGATCACAAATGGCTAAGACTACTAGAAAAAAAGGCAAGATGCCGCCTAGAAATAAAAAGAACTTCCGACCAACTAAGTCGGGAGCTGGCATGACTAAGGCTGGTGTTAAGGCTTATCGTAAGTTAAATCCTGGTAGTAAGTTAAAAACTGCTGTCACGGGGAAAGTCAAGAAAGGTAGTAAGGCAGCGAAAAGACGTAAATCTTTTTGCGCTAGATCTGCTGGACAAATGAAGAAGTTTCCTAAAGCAGCAAAAAATCCTAATTCTAGGTTGAGACAAGCAAGAAGACGATGGAAGTGTTAAATGGCAATTAAAAGAAACGTAAAGAGAACTGTTAAAAAAGTATCAAGAGATTTAAAAAAAGCTAGTAATACTCATGCTAGACAAGCAAAAAAACTAGCTGCTCTTAAATTAAAAAAAGGTGGTAGCGCAACTAAAAGAAAAAAAAGCACAACTAAAAAGAAAGGTGCAACACCAACTAATCCATCTTTATATGCAAGAGTAAAAGCAGAAGCTAAGAAAAAATTTAAGGTTTATCCGTCAGCATACGCAAATGCTTGGCTTGTTAGAACATACAAAAAACGCGGCGGCGGATACAGATAGAAATCTACATAACTCAATAACATGAGTCAGTTTAATAAGTTTTATTACAAACCTTTGCCTGATTTTTTACAAATAGGCGAAAGCGATATTGAAGGATCTGGCGTATTCGCTAAAGAATACATAGAAGAAGACTACGATCTAGGCATGACGCACATAAAAGTGCCTATCTTAAATGGTTATATAAGAACTCCTCTTGGTGGTTTTGTGAACCACTCTGACGATCCCAACTGTGAGCTAGAAGAAAGGTTAGATTGGGACGACTATAGAATATATAATCTGGTAACGTTAAGGGATATATTAGAGGGTGAAGAACTAACATTAAATTATCACATTGACGAATAGAAAAAGAAAAGATCCTAAAAAAGGCACTGGCAAAAAGCCAAAAGGTAGCGGTAGACGTCTTTATACAGACGAAAATCCCAAAGATACCGTACGCATAAAGTACGCCACGCCAGCTGACGCTAGAGCAACCGTAGCCAAAGTTAAGAAAATTAGAAAACCTTTTGCTAGAAAGATACAAATACTCACTGTCATGGAACAGCGAGCAAAAGTTGCAGGAAAGAAAGAACAAGCTAAAATAGCTAAAGCTGGTAAACAAGCAATTAGAAAAAAACATGGCAAAGCCTAAAGGCGGATTAACAGAATGGTTTGGCAAAGGTCCCAAAGGAGATTGGGTTGATATCGGTGCGCCAAAAAAGAAGGGTAAGTTTCAAGCTTGTGGACGTAAATCTGCATCTAAAAGCAAAAGAAAATATCCTAAGTGCGTACCGAGATCAAAGGCAAAGTCTATGACTAAAAGCCAAATAAGATCTGCGGTATCTAGAAAAAGAGCAGCTGGCAACCCAGGGGGCAAACCCACTAACGTTAAAACCATTGTCAAAAAGAAAGACGGCGGCATAGTAACTAAGTTGAATAGAGGTTGCGGAGCTGTCATGTCTAACAGAAGAAAACGAACAAGTTATTCTTAATGAGCAAGATATTATTAGGAGTTATAGGAGCATTACTATTAGCTTTATCTTTTTTATGGATACAGAACTCAAGACTATCTTCACTCAATCAGGCTTTTGAGTTAAGAGATCAAGAACAAAAAGCTGCGATAGAATCCTTGCAAAATGATTTTAAGGTGCAGACCGAAGGGCTACTAGCCATACAGTCGCGCAACCAAGAAATAGAAGCTGAGATGTCTAGATACTTAGATATATTCAAACGACATAATCTAAGCAAACTAGCAGCAGCTAAACCTGGATTAATAGAAACAAGAGTAAACAATGGCACAAAAGAAGTATTTGAAAGCATTGAACAAGACAGTCGTAATATCGATAGTCTTGATGATGGTTTACAGTTGCGGACTAATCCCTAAAAAGGTTGATGTCGTATCTAAACCTATCGAAAGGCAGATAGCGCAGCCTATTCTGCCTAGAGAGTTAGATTTAAAAAACCCTTACTGGTACGTTGTATCGAAAAAGAACGTAGATAAATTCTTAGAAAGAGTAGAGAAAGAAGAAGGCAGACTTGTATTTGTTGCTATGTCCGTACCTGACTATGAACTTATGGCATACAATATGCAAGAGTTGAAACGATACATCAATGAACTAAAAGAAGTTGTTGTGTACTACAGAAGAGTTACAACCGAGGAAGCAAAATGAAAACATCGCAAGAAGGTATAGATCTGATAAAACACTTTGAAGGCTGTGAGTTAGAAAGCTATCGTTGTTCTGCTAACGTTCTTACCATAGGCTATGGCACCACTAAAAACGTGGTCGAAGGCATGAAGATATCGCAACATCAAGCAGAAGAATTGTTAATGAAAGATCTTGAAGAGTTTGAAGAATACGTTGAGGATCTGATAGATGTTAAATTAGAGCAACATCAGTTTGATGCTTTAGTGGCTTGGACATATAACTTAGGACCCACTAATTTAAAGACATCTACGTTAAGAAAGGTTTTAAACAAGGGGGCATACGATGATGTGCCAGAACAAATGAAACGTTGGAACAAAGCAGGCGGCCAAGTTTTGAAAGGATTAGTGCGCAGAAGAGATGCTGAAGCACTACTATTCGAAGGTAAAAAATGGCATACTGTTTAGTTATAACTCTAATGGTATAATTTTGCTGTGAAAGATATACAAGATAATCAAAAGGGACTCATGGCTTTAGCAAAAGAAAAGCCTAGTGTCGTTCAAAAAATGGGATACGACCCAGAGAGTTTTGCCGCTGGTGGCATAGCCATGCTACAAGCTGGCGGTATGATTATGAACCCAATAGGGAACATAGGTTTAGATCCTGATGATGCTATAGAAGAGTTTCTTAAAAGACAAGAAACAGAAGACGGCATAGAGAGCATGCTTAAAAAAAGCATAGAAGACTCTATGAAAGAAGGAGACTCTGACTTTTTTATAGAAAAGTTAATGAAAGGTGAATCATTTGATGACCCAGATGATCCGTTTAAAGTAAAAGAAAGCATGGACAGAATGGGATCTTTGAGCACACCCGAA